CGCACAATTAGTGTGATGAAGAACATTCTTGCAGAAGCAGAAGTTAAGGAAACTTTCCCAAAAGACTTTGCGATTTATGATCTTAACCAGTTTCTAAATGGTTTGAGTTTGCACCAAGACCCAGACCTTGATTTTTCTAATGATACTCATCTGATTATTCGAGAAGGCAAACGTAGGGTAAAGTATTTCTTTGCTGACCCAGAAGTAATTGTGACTCCACCTGATAAGGAACTTGAACTTCCCTCTCAAGATGTTTGTTTCCAATTGGAGCACTCTCAACTTGATAAACTGATTAAAGCATCTGCTGTTTATCAACTTCCAGACCTTTCAGCAGTTGGTGAAGCAGGTGTGGTAAAACTCGTTGTTCGTGATAAGAAAAACGATACTTCCAATGAGTTTTCTATTATTGTGGGTGAAACTGATAGTGAGTTTACTTTCAACTTCAAAGTGGAAAACATTAAGATTATTCCTGGGACTTATGACGTTGTAGTTTCCAAAAAACTCCTGTCTAAGTTTACAAATCCCAAATATAATCTTAATTATTATATTGCCCTTGAACCTGATTCTACTTTTTCATAATGGACTTTCTTCTTTATCTTACACCGATTGGGAATCAAATACTTAATAAAATTATTTCTAAAAATTATATTGTTAGGGAAAATGCTCCAATCTGTAGAAATAAAGAATTATTTGGTACTTTAACTAGACCAGATTTTGTAATCTGCACTAATAATATTAAAAATACAATTAGTCCAGTAAAACACTATGTCAATGAAACTGTCTATCACGAGGCAGTCCACGTAATTCATTCTTGCAAAGGGGGTCCAATTGGAATTAAGAATATCCAGTTGGACTCTTGGAAACTGAATGATGTTATGCGGTCTTCTAATATAACAAAACAGCATCAAGTCTATGAACTTGAGGCATATTGGTTGGAAGATAAACCAGAATTGGTTAATGATTATCTACAAAAATTTTGCTTTTAAATTAGGATTATTTGTAAATTCTTTTATTTCTGATTCTATACCAGTCAGGATGTTTGGAACTATCAATTCTTTTCCTAACCGATTTTGGAGTTCCTAAACTTTTATAATATTCTTCTGCTGCTTTGATTGAAGGAAACTCCTTTCCTTCGCAAACAACTGGATATGAATTTGCTCTACTAACCTTTCTTTTTGCTTCTTCTGGGAACTTTTTCCCTAGCATTCCGTAAGTGGCATATTCTTCTTTAGGTTTTTTGTTATGGTATTCTTTCATAGACTTTATAAAATTTGGGGATAGAGAAGTATCTCCCCCTTCTCCACCTGAAGTCATATTGTATGTTGGATTTAGATTGTTTATCCAAAATATTTCTCTTTCATCTAATTTTTCTTCTGGTATTTTAGTTTCTATTTCTTCTATGATAAAATTAGAGCATCCATATTTTCTTATTGCCCTATGGAGGTATGTTTGAGAATTGTATGATGAGTTATAAAAATGCTCTTGTAATCTAACATTTTTTGGTTTGGTTGTTTTTCCAATATAAAAATCACCATTTACTTGATTGACTATCTTGTATATAAGCATAGTTGAAAAGTATCGTCCCATTTTTATTTATATAATGAATATTGATAGAACTGATTTTCTCTGGTGCGAAAAGTATAGACCGCGGACAATTGAAGAGTGTATTCTCCCAGAAAATATTAAGAAAACATTTAGAGATTTTCTAAATAAGGGTGAAGTGCCAAACCTGCTTCTTGCTGGTCCTGCTGGATGTGGTAAGACAACAGTTGCTAAGGCACTGTGCAATGAACTTGGAGTGGATGTATATGTCATCAATGGATCCGACGAGGGTAGATTCCTCGATACTGTCCGAAACAATGCGAAAAACTTTGCTTCGACCTTATCACTTACGTCGTCTGCTAAACACAAAGTCATCATCATTGATGAGGCAGATAACACAACCAACGATGTTCAACTCCTCCTACGGGCGTTTACTGAGGAGTTTAGTGGCAACTGCAGATTCATCTTCACCTGCAACTACAAGAACAAAATCATTGAACCTCTTCATTCAAGGTGTGCGGTCGTTGAGTTTTCAATCACTTCAAAACAAAAACCAACAATCGCAGCAGGATTCTTCAAAAGACTCCAGCAAATCCTTGAACTGGAAAACATTAAGTTCGATGCAAGAGTCCTTGCAGAACTCATCAACAAACACTTTCCAGACTGGAGGAGAGTCCTCAATGAATGCCAAAGGTACTCGGTGGGTGGAGAAATTGATACAGGCATTCTCTCCTCGTTCTCGGAGATAAAAACTGATGACCTGATTAAAAGTCTTAAGGAAAAGAACTTTCCCGAAGTACGTAAATGGGTCGTCAGTAATTTGGATAATGATTCTGGGGTACTTCTTCGTCGTGTTTACGATGCTTGTTATGAAATCCTAGATGGTCCTTCTATTGCTGCTGCTGTCCTTATTGTTGCTAAGTATCAGTATCAAGCAGCATTTGTGGCAGACCAAGAAATTAATCTTCTTGCTGCGTTAACTGAAATTATGGTTGAGTGTAAATTTAAATGATTGATGTAAAATTGCTACGTATTACAACTGGTGAAGAAGTAGTTGCCGAACTTCTTTCTGAAACAGAAAATACAATTACCATTCAGAATGCTCTTGTAGTTCTTCCTACAAATAATGGTGTAGGATTTGCTCCTTGGGCAACAGTTATTAATCAAGATAAACCAGAAATAGTTTTATCAAAAACTCATATTATATACAAAGTAGAAGTTCAAGAGGATCTTTGTAAAAAATATAATGAGATGTTTGGAAGTAAATTGATTACTCCAAATGAGAAAAAGATAATTCTTTGATAGTTCGTGAAATGGTTGAATTGAAAGATTGGTTAAATTCAATTAACCAAACAAAAAAAAATCTTCTTGATGAAGACCGTACTCTTGAAAAGGAGTATCCCCCGTATATTGTTAATAAGTGCCTCAGTGGCAGCATTGATTGTATTATGTTTGTTAATGAATTAAATATCAATAACAGACTAGATAAGAAACTTCAATATGATTTTCTTATAAATACTGTGAGAACCAAGAAGAGATTTTCTCCTTGGATAAAAAAGGAAAAAATTAAAGACCTTGAATACGTCAAATCTTACTATGGATATAGTACTGAAAAGGCAGAGCAAGCGTTGAGGATTCTTTCTGAAGAACAAATTAATTTCATTAAACAAAAACTTGATGTTGGAGGAACAAAATGAGCGTCGTTCAAGAACCTGAAGTGAAGTGGTCACCAGACCAAATGGTGGAAGTTATTCTTAATGAACCAGATGATTTTTTGAAGGTTCGTGAGACTCTTACCAGAATTGGTGTAGCATCACGTAAGGAAAAAAAGATTTATCAATCTTGCCATATTCTGCATAAACAAGGTAAGTATTACCTAGTTCATTTTAAGGAGTTGTTTGCTCTTGATGGCAAACCAGCAAACCTTACGGTGAATGATGTCCAACGTCGCAACAGAATTTCTCAATTACTTGCTGATTGGGGTCTAATTACTATTGTTGATGTTAATAAAATTCAAGATATTGCACCACTCAATCAAATCAAGGTCCTTTCTTATAAGGACAAAGGTGATTGGATTTTGGAAACTAAGTATAATATTGGTGCTAAGAAAAAAAGAGTTGAAGGGGAAACCGAATAATTTTGTAGGGGGGTTAACACCCCCTTTTTTAATGTCTTATGATATATAAGTATAGGATGCCGAAAGGGTCCACAAAACACAAACTCGCTTTTAAAGGAGCTACTATAATGACTAATCTGATGAAGTATCAGGCTGCGGATCTTCCTGCTTTGCTGGAAAGAATTAATCGCAATACGATTGGTATGGATGAATACTTTGATCGTATTTTTAAAATTCACGAAACAACTTCTAACTATCCCCCATATAACCTAGTTCAAGTAAGCAACGTAGAATCAAGACTTGAACTTGCACTTGCTGGATTTAAAAAGAAGGAGGTTTATGTCTATACACAAGATGGAAAATTATTCGTTGAAGGACAAAAAGAAGATAAGGAGTCTAACACCAACTACGTCCATAAGGGATTGGCTCAACGATCTTTCAAGAGAGCGTGGACACTGGCAGACGATACAGAAGTCGCAGATGTATCCTTTGAAGATGGACTCCTCTCTGTCAACCTAAAGAAGATTGTTCCTGACCACCACAAACGCAAAGATTATCTATAAATATAATTGAATATCGTCGGCGCAGGGGAACGACTGGCAAAATCCAGTTGACTTCCCCCTTTTTTCTTGCTATAATTTTTTGAGGTGCTTAAAGTAAATGGCTGTTAAACTTGCGGTTTTAAAATCTGGAGAAGATATTATTGCAGATATTAAGGAATTGGTAGATGATGATGGAAAGGCAGTATCGTTTGTATTCCAAAATCCTTATTCTGTTAAATTGTTGTCTCCACAAACATTGATGGAGCAAACCGAGAATGAAAGGGAGTATAGCGTATCATTTATTCCCTGGATTCCTTTGTCGCACGATACTGATATTGCAGTTGGATTTGATTGGGTAGTTACAATAGTTGAACCAACTGCAATGCTAAAACAATCTTATGAGGAAAGAATGAATGGAAAGTCAAGTGCTAATATTGGTGTTGATGAACAACACATCTCTGATAACGAGAGTTGAAGAAGTATCTTCTGAATTGGGGGAACCAGATTGTAGATTAGTTAAACCCTATCTTATTGATTCTGAATTAAATATTTCTCCTTGGTTAAGTGAATTCACAAATTTAGATGAATTTATGATGAGTTCAGATAAAATTCTGACATTGATTGAACCTAAAAAATCATTACTTGACAAATACTTAGAACTTACACAATGAGATTTTACACCAACGTCTATGAAAAATTTAATAAAATGTTGGTCCGTGGTTATGACAATGGTGAGTATTTTCAAATAGAAGAGGATTATCAACCTACTCTATTTGTACCTTCAAAGAAAAAAACAAAATATAGAACGTTGGATGGATATCCAGTCGAACCTATTCATCCTGGAAAGATTTCTGATTGTAAGGAATTTCTAGACAAGTATTCTAAGGTTGAGGGATTTACTGTCTATGGTAATGATAATTATAAAGCACAGTACATCTCAGACAAATATCCAGAAGAAGAAATCAAATTTGATATTACAAAAATTCGATTGTTTACAATTGATATCGAGGTGTCTGCCGAGGGTGGATTCCCAAATGTCTTTGATTGTGCAGAAGAAATTCTGACAATTACTCTGCAGAATTATGCAACAAAGCAGATTGTTTGTTTTGCAAATGCAAGGAATTATGATAATACCCGTAAGGATGTTGCATATGTAAAGTGTTCTGATGAAATCGATTTGGTTCATCGTTTCCTTGCATTTTGGCAACAGAATACTCCAGATGCCATCACTGGATGGAACTGTGAACTTTATGATATTCCATATATTGCAGGACGTATTGAACGGATTCTGGGAGAGAAGGAAGCACGTCGTCTTTCTCCTTGGGGTAATATTCGCAGGAAAGAACTTGTGATTCAGGGTAGAGAGCAAATCTCCTATGAGATTGCTGGTGTGTCTGTGATTGACTATCTTGATTTGTATAAGAAATTTACTTACACAAACCAAGAATCATACCGACTAGACCATATTGCATTTGTGGAACTGGGACAAAAAAAGTTGGACCACTCCGAGTTTGACACTTTCCGAGATTTCTATACTAAGGATTGGCAAAAGTTCGTTGATTATAACATCAAGGACGTTGAACTTGTTGACCAACTGGAAGACAAGATGAAACTCATTGAATTGCTTTTGACGATGGCATATGATGCTAAGGTTAATTATAATGATGTGTTTTTTCAGGTAAGAACTTGGGATGCCATTATTTACAACTATCTTAAGAAACGCAACATTGTTATTCCCCCAAAAGATAAATCATCAAAAGATGAAAAATATGCAGGGGCATATGTCAAAGAACCAATTCCTGGGATTTATGATTGGGTTGTCAGTTTTGACCTCAATTCTCTGTATCCTCATCTTATTATGCAATATAATATCTCTCCAGAAACACTTCTAGATGAGAGGCATCCTCAAGCAACTGTGGATAGAATTCTCCAGGAGCAAATTAACTTTGAACTCTATAAGGATTATGCGGTTTGTGCCAATGGTGCTATGTATCGTAAGGACGTGAAGGGATTCCTTCCTGAGTTGATGGAGAAGATGTATGGGGACCGAGTTATCTTCAAAAAGAAGATGATTGAGGCAAAGAAAGCATATGAAAAAACTCCCACCAAGGAATTGGAAAAGGAGATTGCTAGATGCAATAACATTCAGATGGCAAAAAAGATTTCTCTGAACTCTGCTTATGGTGCCATCGGAAACCAATATTTTAGATACTATAAACTAGCAAATGCTGAGGCAATTACTTTGTCTGGGCAGGTATCAATCCGTTGGATTGAGGGGAAGATGAACAAGTATCTAAATAAGGTGTTGAAAACTGATGATGTTGATTATGTTATTGCTTCAGATACTGATTCTATCTATCTTAATATGGGTCCTTTGGTTAAATGTGTATACAAAGGAAGAGAGGAGACTCGTGAGAAAATTGTCTCGTTCCTTGATAAGATCTGTAAAATGGAACTTGAGCCTTATATTGAAAGTTCTTACCAAGAATTGGCTGACTATGTGAATGCATACGAGCAGAAGATGCAGATGAAACGGGAGAACATTGCTGACCGTGGAATCTGGACTGCCAAGAAACGATACATTCTTAATGTGTGGGACAGTGAAGGTGTTCGATATGAACAACCAAAACTAAAGATTATGGGACTAGAAGCAGTCAAATCTTCTACTCCTGCTCCTTGTCGTCAAATGATTAAGGATGCTCTTAAACTCATCATGACTAAGACTGAAGATGATATGATTGATTATATTGAACAGTCTAGAAAAGAGTTTACTAATCTTTCCGTTGAAGAGATTTCATTCCCAAGAACTGTGTCTGATGTGGTCAAACATAAAGCACATGCAACAATCTACGGGAAGGGAACTCCGATTCACGTTCGTGGTGCTCTTTTGTATAATCATTTTATTAAGGAAAAGAAACTGGATAAAAAGTATGCAGCAATTCAGAACGGTGAAAAAATTAAATTTTGTTATTTAAAACTTCCTAACCCAATGAGAGAAAATGTAATCTCTTATATTCAAGAATTTCCTAAAGAATTGGGATTGGACAAATACATCGACTATGAACTACAATTCAATAAAGCATTCTTGGAACCTATGAGGGTCATCCTTGATGCAATTGGTTGGAAAGTTGAAAAAACAATTACTCTAGAATCATTTTTTTCCTAATGGATTTGCCAATTAACGACGAAGAACTGAATACAATCGTAAGTGCTATGCATCTCGGTGGGGATACTGCACTTTATCAAAAACTTAAACTTGTAAAAGAACTTAGGGAGCAAGGTCTTCCATACAAAAAAATCTTACGTGAAGAATATGGGATGGTAGCATAATGGATTTTCTTAAAGATATTGTAAAAGAGATTGGTGGTGAGTATACACAACTTGCTGCTGACATTGACGAAACAGAAACTTATGTTGATACGGGTTCATTCATTTTTAATGCACTGGTTTCAGGTAGTTTACTTGGTGGTGTATCTGGGAATAAGATTACTGCTATTGCTGGAGAGTCTAGTACTGGAAAGACTTTCTTCTCTCTCGCTGTGGTTAAGAACTTCCTTGATAATAATCCCGATGGTTATTGTCTCTACTTTGATACTGAAGCTGCTGTAACAAAATCTTTGTTGGAAAGTAGAGGTCTTGACATTAATAGAATTGTTGTGATTAATGTTGTTACTATTGAGGAATTTCGTTCTAAAGCACTTAAAGCAGTTGATTTGTATCTAAAAAAGAAAGAAGCAGAACGCAAACCTTGTATGTTTGTTCTTGATTCTCTGGGAATGCTTTCTACAGAGAAAGAAATTCAAGATGCTTTGGATGATAAGCAAGTTCGTGATATGACCAAATCCCAACTTGTCAAAGGTGCTTTTAGGATGCTAACCTTAAAGTTGGGGCAAGCAAAGATTCCAATGATTGTCACAAACCACACTTATGATGTTGTTGGTTCTTATGTTCCAACTAAAGAAATGAGTGGTGGTTCTGGTCTTAAGTACGCAGCATCTACCATCATCTATCTTTCTAAGAAAAAAGAAAAAGATGGCACAGAGGTAGTTGGTAATATTATTAAAGCAACTACTCATAAGTCTCGTCTGAGTAAAGAAAATAAGACTGTAGAAGTTCGTCTTTATTATGATGAACGTGGTCTTGATAAGTATTATGGTTTGCTTGACCTTGCTGAAAAGTATGGTATATTTGAGAAGTCTGGCACTAGGTATCAAGTTCCTGATGGAACCTCACAGTATGGTAAGACCATTATGGATAATCCAGAGAAATATTTCACTGATGAAGTAATGCAAGCACTTGATGAAGCAGCACAAAAAGAATTCTCATATGGTTGAACTTAATGACTTTATTCAGATTTATGATGATTCAGTAGAGGAATATGTTTGTGATTATTTGGTAGAATATTTTGAAAAGTCTACCAATCTTCAAGTTAAATTGGAGAATGAACGAAGACCAAATTTTACTGAAATAAATCTGACAGAAAATTCAAAACAAACTCAAGAAATAACCAACATACATAATTACTTTATTCAAAAAACATTTGATTATAAGAATCTTTATTATGAATTTGTTGATAAGAGATGTTTTCCTGAAGAGCATAACTTCGAGCAATTTAGAATAAAGAGATATATTCCAAATGAAAATGAAGCATTTGATACTCACGTAGATGTTTCTGATTATGAAAGTGCAAGGAGGTTTTTATCATTCCTATGGTATTTGAACGATGTAGAAACTGGAGGTGAAACTCAGTTTAGAGATTTGACAGTTAACCCAAAGAAAGCAAGACTAATTGTTTTTCCTCCACTATGGACGTTCCCACATAAAGGATTGGAACCAATTAGCAATCCAAAATATATTCTCAGTACATATTTGCATTATAAATGATGGAAAAAGTCGAAACTACTATTCTCAGGAATCTTCTTTTCAACAATGATTATTGTAGAAAAGTTCTTCCATTTATTAAAAATGAATATTTTGAAAACCTCCATGAGAAAGTAGTTTTTGAAGAGATTTGTAAGTTTATCGTTGCATATGAGCAACTTGCAACTAAAGAAGTTCTTCTTATTGAAACTGAAAAACGTACTGATATCACTGAAGATACATACAAAACTATTTGTGAGTATGTGACTAAGTTGGATAACAATGACGTTGATTATAAGTGGTTGGTAGATACTACTGAGAAGTGGTGCAGAGATCGTGCCATATATCTTGCTCTTATGGAATCTATTAAGATTGCAGATGGTCAAGATGAAAAAAAGAACAGAGATGCAATTCCTAGTATTCTTTCTGATGCTTTGGCAGTTTCTTTCGATAATAATATTGGACACGATTACTTTAAGGATATTGAAAGACGATACGAGTTCTACCACCACCGTGAGGATAAGATTCCTTTCGATTTGGAATTCTTCAACAAGATTACAAAGGGTGGACTTCCTAATAAAACTCTCAACATTGCTCTTGCAGGCACTGGTGTTGGTAAGTCTCTATTCATGTGCCATGTTGCTGCTTCTGTTCTTCTTCAAGGTAAGAACGTATTGTATATTACTTTGGAGATGGCTGAAGAGAGGATTGCTGAACGTATTGACTCAAATCTTCTGAATGTTAATATTCAAGATATCCAATCACTTCCTAAAGTGATGTTTGAATCTAAATTGAATAAAGTTGGGAAAAAGAGTCAAGGAACTCTTATTATCAAAGAGTATCCAACTGCATCTGCACACGCAGGACACTTCCGAGCATTATTGAATGAACTTTCTCTTAAGAAATCATTTAAACCAGATATTATTTTTATTGACTATTTGAATATCTGTGCCTCTTCACGGTATAAAGGCAATAGTAATATTAACTCTTATACGTTTGTGAAAGCAATTGCAGAGGAACTTCGTGGACTAGCAGTGGAAACTAATGTACCAATTGTTTCTGCCACTCAAACTACCCGTAGTGGTTATGGTAACTCCGATGTTGAACTTACAGATACTTCTGAATCCTTTGGTCTTCCTGCTACTGCTGACTTGATGTTTGCTCTCATTTCTACAGAAGAATTGGAGCAATTGGGACAAGTTATGGTGAAACAATTGAAGAACCGATACAATGATCCCACAATGAATAAGAGATTTGTTCTTGGAATTGATAGAGCAAAAATGCGTCTTTATGATGTAGAACAAAGTGCTCAAAAAGATATACTTGACTCTGGACAGGATGACGAGTATAGTAGTAATGAAGAAAAAACAAGTAAATTTTCTGGATTTAAATTTTAAATATGACAAAACAAGTTGATTTTGCTAAGTATCAGGAATTTGTAGATGCAGTAACTTCCGATGCTTCTACTGATTTCGTTGCTCTTTCTGATCGTCTAGTTGAACTAGATGAAAAAGGTGCAAATATTGAACGACTGTTGACTGCTGGAGTTGGCATTAATGCTGAGGGTGGTGAATTTCTTGAGATTATCAAAAAGATGATTTTCCAAGGCAAACCTTTCAATGAAGATAATCGAGAGCATATGATTATCGAACTAGGTGATTTAATGTGGTATGCTGCCCAGGCTTGTATGGCACTTGAAGTTTCTTTTGATGAGGTTATTGCCCGTAATGTGAAGAAACTAGAGAAACGTTATCCTGGTGGTGCATTTGATGTTTATTATTCTGAAAATCGTGAGGAGGGAGATCTGTGAGTAAAGTTAAATTAGAAATGGATGTTCGGTCTGCTGCTGCAGTTCGTCAAGTATTATTTGAAGCACAAAAAGGATATACTAGTAATATTGAAACAACACCTGTTCGTATTTTTGAATTGCGTGAAGTAATTGCTGACCTTGATGATGCAATCAGTCAAGTTGTAGAAACTGAATAATATTTTAAATCCCCTTTTCTAAATAAAAGAAAAGGGGATTTTTGATGGCAGCAAATTTTAACGTAGATGTTACAAAATTATATTACACAGTAAATTCAATTGCTAGTTCAAATAGTGTAGTCTATAAAAAAAATTATACAGTCACAGTTAGACCAAAAGAATTATCTAATGGAAAACCATTATATGAAAGGATACATTCTGAACTTCTTAGATTGTATCCTAATATTAAATTAAAAAAAGAAATTGATGGAGATGTTGGAAAAATAAGAGTTACTGAAAATGGATATGGATATATTAAAATTCAATTAGAAAGGTCTGCTAGAAAAACTAGTCCTGTATTGAAACCAGGTGAAGCATATGAATTATATTTTCATTCTGTAATTTTGGATGAACTACAAAGATTGAAAGAGTTGAAGGAAGAACTAGACCTTCCTCCTCAAGTATTTGATATGTATAATAATTTAACTTTGAATGTATATGGTGGTAATAAAAAAATTTCTATAGGACCAATAAAATCTGCAGATAAAGTTGGACAAACTGGTGGAAAACCAGATATTTCCATTAAAACAAAAGATGGGAAAACCACTACAATATCCCTTAAACAGGGAAACTTTTCATTTTGGAGTAGTGCAGATACATATCAAATTGTACCTAAAAAAGTATTGCAAAATACTGTAGCAAAAGGAATAGTTTCATTAAAAACTACTGCAAACGGAAATACCGTCTTTGACAATAATGTTGGTGGAATAAGAGTTCCTGCAACGATAGATGAAATTAAAAAATATTGTTTTGGTGGACCTACCGGAGTTGATTACATTGTTATAAATGCTAAAATGACAGGAGTAAGTCGCAATATCATAAGTATGAATGGAATAAGCATATTTAAAAATAATAGTCCTGGAGATTTAATGCGATTGAATAACGATGTGTATCTGGTGATAAAATCTAATAACACCAGAAGTGCAAGTGCGATGTTGCCATATAAAGGACTTACCGTTAATTTTGCGAATAAAGCACACGCATTTGACCCTAGAAATAGATATGTGGATGGAGTTAGATAATCTACTAAATATTTAAAAACTAAGTAATAATGAAGACTTTTGCCAGATTTTTTAACGAAGCAGTAGAGACTCAAGCATCTACCGAGGCAAAGAACCGTGGACTTGTAGGAAACGGTCACGGAGACTGGTACGATAAACAGGGGAATTTTGTTGCAAAAACAGTTAAGGGAAAGTTAAAATTCTTCGGTCAAGGTGATACTGTATCTCAGGACGGTATTCCTGGTGAGGAAGTAAAGAAAGCAGCATCAACCCAGAAAACAACTGCTGCTCCAGAACAAGAAGAACAACCACAGGTTAACGGAGTTGCAGTCGTTGTTGGTAGATTCAATCCACCATCTAAGAATCACGATGCATTACTAAAAGTTGGGATGTCTCAAGCAAAAAGACGTGGATTTGAATATAGAATTTATCCAAGTAGAATTCAGGATTACGCAACAAATCCGTTAAATCCATCTACAAAGATTGCATATATGCAGGCATTGTTTCCTGATTATGCAGAATATATTGTTGATGATGAGGGATCAAAAACAGTTTTTGATATCCTTGCTTCTGTTTATGGTAATGGTTATACTGATGTTGTTTTAGTAGTGGGGCAAGATCGTCTTGGTGAATTTCAAAGTTTGGTGCATAAGGGTGAAGGTCAAAATTATGAGTTCAATAGTATTGAGGTTGTTCCATCTGGAGTAAAAGATCCAGATAGTGAGGTAGAAACTCCTGGTTCTTCTGCTTTAATGAGAGCAGCAGCAGCCGTAGATGATTTTGATAAGTTTGTAATGGGTCTCCCCTCTACCGCAAATCAAGATGATGCTGCTGCATTATTTGATGATGTTAAGAAGTCATTGAAAGTTACTGAAGATACTGAAGTTTGGAAGATTGAACCACTCTTAGATTATGGTGCTTTGAGATGGAATTATAAAAATGAAGGATTATATGAAGTTGACACTTTAGTTGAGAATTTGAATACTGGACTTGTTGGAAAAATTATTCGTAGAGGAGCAAATTATTTAATTTGTGTCACCGAATCTGGTGTTATGTTTAAGAGTTGGTTAAAGGATGTTAGAGAAGTATTTGAAATTGGAACAACTGAATATTTACAGCACGTACAGCAAATGACACCAGGGCAACCAGTAATGTCCTTTACTGACATTATAGTTAAGAGAACTATTCCCCAATTTAAACCAAAAATACTAAATACTAATAGTAAAAAGTTGTCTAAGGTAAAATGACCTATTGGGAAAAGTATATCTCTGAAGAAATGACTGCTGCTCAAAAAAAGAAGGCAGCAGAAGGAATTATGGACGATTTGACTGGAAAGAAGAAAGACAAAAAGGGTAAAAAAAATAAAAAAGGTACGTCAAGATATCAAGAATACCTAGATCAGCAACTTGAGTTTAAGAAAAAAAAGTATGAAGATCAGAAAAAAAGAGAAATAGAAAAAAGAAAAGAACAAAATAAAGATAAATCAAAACAAGCAATATCTTCAATTAAACAGCAAACAATAAGTTATAAGGACCAAGATCCTACTGCTTATCTTAAAGCAGTAGAGAATATTGGGAGTGCTGCTGCTGGAATTGGGAAGGCTGCTTATTATGCTTTACAGGCAAGAAGGAAAAAGAAGCAAGCCGAGAAAGAAGGTTCAAGACAACCAGAGAAAAAGGAACCAGGAAAACCAGGAAGACCTAAGGCATCTTCTGATAATATCAAAGCAGTTTCAGTGAAGGATGTTACTAATAAAAAACCAAGTGGGGAAACACCAGAGAGAAAGAAGTTAGTTCCTTTCACAAAAAGACTTCCTCCATCATCTAAAAGGATTGCACCTTCTGGTGGGACTCCATATCAAGCAGCACCCGATCCTCAAAGACAAACTGGAATGTCTTTAGGTCAAAGAGCAAGACGAAATCCCGCATTAAAATCTGCACTTATTAAAAATAGAATGGAAAATTATTCAGATTGGAGAGAAGAATTCCTTTTTGAAGTAGAAGGAAAGGCAAATAAGGTAGAAAAAGAAAAAATTATTGATGTTATGAAAGGTAAAAATAAAATTGAAATGAATCCTACCGTCACTGAAGACCATAAAGAGATTGCAAGTGGCAAAAGAAAAGATGATGAAGGATATATGGCAAATGTAGAATTGGACCAAATGGAGAGGGCAATTAAAGCACTTCGTAAAAAAATAAAAAAATCTGATATGCAAATGCCTGCTTGGGTTCAATCCAAAATTACAAGAGCAGCAGATTATATTGATACTGCTTCTGAGTATCTTCAAAGTGAAGAGGGGATTTCTGAAGAAAAGGAAGAAAAAAGATATTGTAAACTTTGTAGAAAAGAAGAGTCCAAAGGTGAGTGCTCTTATGGACCTTCTATGTGGGAAAAGTATACAATCAGTGAAATGGCACCATTAGTTGCTGCTCTTGGCAGAGTTGCGTTGGGTGCAGGAGCAAGAACAGCAGCAACAACTGGAGCCAGAGCAGCAGTTACTTCTGCAGTGAAAGACATTGCAAAAGAAAAACTAAAATCGGGAATTCAAAATTCACTTAATCGTGCAGGACAAAAAGTTCAATCTAGTCCTGATGCAGTTAGTCCCGAAGATAGTGGAGTAACTGCTTATAGAAAAGCATTATCAAATATTGTTGGAGAAGAGGTAGATAAAAAAAAACTTTAATGTTAATGGTGCTTAAGGCACTTGAAGATAAAAAGAGAAGGAAGAATTCACAATTAATTAATGGAATTATTGGTGAATCAAAAAAGTCCGAAATGAAGTGCAATAAACCAAAGGCACAGGCACATGGTTCTGGAGAGAGTGGAAAGTCTCATATTGTAAAGGCTTGTGAAGATGGAAAGGAAAAGATTATTCGTTTTGGTCAACTTGGTGTTAAGGGTTCTCCAAAAAAAGAAGGGGAATCTGAAGAATATGCAAGTCGTCGCAATAGATTTAAGACCAGACACGCAAAGAATATTGCAAAAGGAAAAATGAGTGCTGCCTATTGGGCAGACAAAGTTAAATGGTGATTGAGGGGTACTTTCGGATAAATAATTTTGGTCTAACTTACGGAGGTCATTATGGACTTTATTGTAACTATTGTAAAACCACTCATTATTAGTATTGCAACTCATCCTTCAGTTAAAAATCTTGTAGTTGAATTACTTGAGAAGTATGTAACGACAACAGATAATAGTATTGATAATATGATTCTTGCTACTGTTAAGGAACTTCTATTTAAACCAGAAGTTTGATTTTCCAAGTTTATTGCTTGGATTTAATTTTATTAAAATATAAGGGGTAAAGTGTTGCTTTACCCCCTTTTATAAATAAGTTTAGGAAAAATTTTTTACGGAAAAGAAAAAAATGGCACTCTGGGGTAAAAAAGACGACATTTATTCTGCTGGAACACTTACAGTTGATTATACAACTAAAACTGTAACTGGTTCTGGAACCACTTTCACCGCATTGAGTGTCGGTGATGTGATTTCTATCGGAGCTGGTACTACTTTTGGTGAGGCAGTTGTATCTGGTATTACCTCAGATACAGTTATTTCTATTGCATCTACTCAGTATCTAAGTGGTGCTGCTATTTCTGCTGTGGAGTGGACCGCATCCCAAAAACCAAAGTATACTCTTAAAGATTCTAATTATTCTGCAACTGAAATTCTTGGAGTTGATGAAAATGAGATTGCTTCATCTACACTAGAGATTTCACATACAGGATGGGTTGGTGTTCATACTTATGTTGATAATCACGGAAATCTGAGAAGAAAGACTGAAGTTTTAGTTGCTATGTCAGGAATCACCACTGGTGTAGCAAGTACAACTGGAGTTGGTGGTGATGCTGCCGATGACACCCTTCTCCCAGATACTGTCATTTCAATTGTAACTCAACCATCTAGTGTTGGTGTTGCTACCACTGCACTACCACAGACAGTTAACTTTAGTGTAGTAGCAGCAACTTCTCCAGTATCTCAGGCTGTTACTTATCAGTGGCAGAGAAGCACAAATGGGGGTACTTCATACACCAATGTTGGTGGAGCAACTACCTCTGCAGTTAGTGTTGCGGTAACCAATACTACGTTTGATGGATATCTATATCGTGTTGTTCTTAATTCCACGGGTGCTACTCAAGTTGCATCTAATTCTGCAACCCTTACTGTATCGTGATTTGATATATGAGATTTGATGAGTTGAATGAAGATAACTATCTTCTTTTTGCAATTAAACATTATGAGAATCCTCAGTCTGTAACTAAGGATGACTTTTATGATGACCTAAAAAGAATTAGGTGGATTAAAAAGTTGTTGAAAAAATATAAAAATGAAGGTGAACTGAAAACTCATTTATTGATAAACCACTTTATTATTCTTTATAATGTTTTTGGTGATGCAGCAACACCAATGCTGTTTTATAAATTGGAAAAGGATTATTGGAGTGTTCTGAAAACCTTTATAGTTTATCTTCAACGGTTTCCAGAATATCCAATCACCAAAATTCATGAAATACCACTTGATGATGACTGTTTAAAAATACTCAATTCAATCTAATGGACGATAGAATTTTAGATAAAATTATTTCAATGGTAAGAAATAATTTAAATGAAGAGGGTGCAATGGCATTACCAACTAATAATGTTGGTTCTGGTAATATTGCTGGGACTCCAGAGGCAGACCCAGGAAATCCACCAGTAAAAAAAAGAAAAAAATACATTTACCAAAAAAACTCTAGAAAACTTTGGAAAATATAAATGCCATGTTCTCACAAGAATCTAAATTAGCGGTTCTTGAATCTAAACTCAACATTTATGAAGAACTGTCCAGAGAAATGCTTTCAAAATTGGAAGCAGCTGTGGAAAAAATATCAGAAGGAAATAACCGCATTGCTATGATTCTTACAAAGCATGACGAAAGGATT